CCTGTAGTTTGTCCTCGTTGGGACACTTTAGGCTTAAATGCTTATGGCACATCTCCTGCAATCAGTTGTTTACCTGATGTAAGACAGTTACAACAAGAGGTGTTACGTAAGTCAGAGCTTATAGAGAATTATGTTAAACCACCTTTACAAGCTCCTTCTAACGCAAGACAACAGCCTATATCGCTTGCAAGTGGTGCTATTAACTTCACACAAAACACATCTAATGAAAGTCAAATCAGGCCTATCATTCAGTCAATGGGCGATCTCAATGCTTTACGTCAAGACATTGCAGAGATTAAGGCTGACTTACGCCGTGCCTTCTTTGTTGATTTATTCCAAATGGTACAGCAGACGGCAGGTGACAGAAGGACAACTGTAGAGATTTACGCATTACAACAAGAGCAGATGTTATCACTAGGCCCAGTAGTAGAGCGTGTACAGAATGAGTGCTTAGGCAGATTAGTTAATATTGCTTATCAACGTTTGCTTGATGCTAATGCTTTGCCACCTGTTCCTCAAGTATTGCAAGGTCAAGCTGTAAATGTAGAGTTTACCTCTGTTTTAGCTCAATCTCAAAAGTCAGTTGACATCAATTCAGTTGATAGGCTTTTCTCTGCTATGGCAAGTGCTGGACAGATTGTGCCTGAAATCTATGATCGCATTGATCCAGACGGCTATGTTGATGAATACAGAGATCGTCTTGGTGTAGCTCCTAAGATCTTAAGATCTAAAGAAGAGGCTGACAAGATTAGACAGGCAAGGGCACAGGCACAACAGCAGGCTCAAGAGCAGCAACAAGCACTTATGCAAGCTCAACAGACACAAAGTTTAATGCAGGCTCAAAAGACAGGTGCAGAAGCTAGCTTGGCAATGCAGAGTTTAGATGAAGTAGGTGGAGGCCCTGTTCTTTAATGCTTGATTATCAGAAAGAGATTGAAAGAAAGGCGCAGCCTAATGATGACACAATGCAGTCAAGGGTCAATGTAGCCTTTAGCAATATACTTAAAACATCAGACGGCAGAAAGGTGCTTAAAACAATTCTTACAATGTACCCACTTGTTAATGACACATTCTCAACCGATGCCTTACAAATGGCTTTTAATTGTGGAAGGAAAAGCATTGTATTAGAACTTACTGATTTTATAAAAGTAAATTTTGGAAATGATATTTTCACAAGCATTGACAAAGAGGAAATTTAAACTATGTCAGAAATAACTAACGAAAATAATAATCCTGCTCCTGCTCCTGTAGAAACACAGACACAGACAGAGCAAAAAACTGAAACTCCTAGCGCTGAAATTCAACAGGACAATGCACCAAAGACAGAGCCAAAAGTTGAAGAGCCAAAACAGGAAGGACAGACAGAGCCAAAGAGTGCTTTTGATGAACTGTATTCTGACGAGCCTAAACAAGAGCAAAGCACAGAAGAGCAACAAGTTGAAGCTCCTGTAGAGTACAGCTTAACAACTGCTGACGGAAACGCTTTTGAGGGTGAAGGTGCAGAGGGCTTTAAGGCACTTTTTAAAGATGCAAATCTCAATCAAAAACAAGCACAGGCTATGTTTAGTGCATACGAAAAAGAAATAAAAGAAATGCACGAAAACCAAAAGTCACAGTTTGAAAAACTTAAAGCATCTTGGGTTGAAGAGGTTAAGGCTGATCGTGAGTTAGGCGGACAAAACTTTGATACTACTAAGCTGAACATTGGCAGAGTAATGGAGAAGTACGGCAATGCAGAGCTTAAAGATTATCTTAACAAGACAGGCATAGGTTTACACCCTAGCTTTGTAAGATTCATTAACAAGGTTGGTGCTGCTATTGGTAACGACACTAATTTTGTAAATGGTAAAGGCGGTGCTCCTGCTCAACGTTCTGATGAAGAGAAGTTAAGAGCTATGTATCCTAACTCACCTGATTTATTCAGACAGAGATAACGCACATTTTTTTAATTTAACTACAACTTAGAGGAAATAAAATGGGTATTGTTAATCCTAGCGTAGCACCTGCCGATATGCTTACTTTGGCAGACTACTATCAACGCATTGATCAAGGTGGCAACATTCTTGATATTGCAGAGGCTCTTAATGAATCAAATGAGGTTATGCAAGATCTCGTATTCAAAGAGGGTAACTTAACTAACGGTGATCAGCAGTCAATCCGTACAGGTTTACCACAGGTTTATTGGAAACAGTTTAACCGTGGTGTTCCTAGCTCAAAGTCAAGTGTTGCAACTGTTCAAGAGCAATGCGGTCAGATGGAAGCACGTGCTGATGTTGACGTTGATCTTATTGAGATGAACGGTACTGCTAATGCTGCTGCTGTACGCCGTCAAGAGGATAAGGCCTTCTTAGAGTCAATGGGTCAAATGGCAACTCATACCATTTTCAAGGGTGACTACAAGAAGAAGTCAGAAGGCTTTAGTGGTTTTGAAACTCGTTACTCTGATATGTCTGCTGTTAATGGTAAGAACATCATTGACGCAGGCGGCACAGGTAATAGCTTAACTTCAATTTGGCTTGTTGGCTGGGGTGACAATGTTTATTGTCCATATCCTAAAGGTTCAAAGTTAGGCTTACGCACCGAGGATAAGGGCAAGGTATTTGTACCTGATGATCAAGGCAATGAGTATGAAGTTTATCGTACTATGTACAAGATGAACTTAGGCTTAATGGTTAAGGACTGGCGTTATGTAGTGCGTATCGCTAACATTGATACTAACGCATTAAAGTCAAATCAGGGCATTGGTAATCCTGACTTAAAGACACAGGGCTATAACTTAATCACAATGATGTTAGATGCACTCACTAAGTTACCAACTGACGCAAAGGCTAACTTTAAGTTCTATATGAACCGAGATGTATTTGCAGGCTTAAACGCTTTATCTTTACGTTCAGATGTAAATGTAATTGAGTGGTCAAAGGCAACTGACGCTTTTGGTAAGGGTGGCTCTTGGGCTAACTTCCAGGGTGTACCTATGAGAAGAGTTGATCAGCTCACTTGCACCGAAAAGAAAGTATCTTAAAGGAGAAAGATAAAATGGCTTTAATTGATTCAAGAAACATTTTTTGTGACAAGCAGGTTATTGCAGATACCACTTTATCACAACGTTCTTTAGATTTAACAGGCTTATCAGATCACGCTGTTGGCATCAATCTGTATGTGCATTGTTTAACACAAGGCGACTTCTCTAATGATCTTAGAGTTCAGATTTTAGGTGCAGAAGACAATACCTTTGCTAATCCTATTGTGATTGGTGATTCAGGTGTTATCAAGCAGGCTAACTTAGTTAATGGTTCTGACTTCTTTGTGCAGATGTTACCTGTTGGAGAGAAGTATCGCTTTGTATGCTTACGCATTATTCCAACTGTTAACGGTGTAGGCTCTGAAACTGTAAGTGGTAGTGACACTCCTGACGTATCAGCAATTGCTGTTGTAACTCCTGTGGGTTCAGAAGACACTCCTGTAGCAAATGCTTTAAGAGCACAGATTGAAACTGTCGCAGCACTTGGCAAGCCTGTATATAGCTATGCTAATGCGGATAAAGCAACTGCTTAATTTAGTCAAATTTTAAATTAAAAAGGGTACAGTCTTTTTAGATTGTGCTCTTTTTTTATGGGTAAATAAAAATGATTAGTAAGCTAGAAATTTGCAACAATGCCTTAGATCTTGCAGGTCAAGGTATTCATATTAAAGATTTAGATGAGAAAAGCCGTGAGTGTGATCTTTGCAAGTCGCTTTATGATTCAACCATTGAGAGAGCACTTGTTAAATATAATTTCTCTTTTTCACGTAAAGATGAAGTGATCACAAAAGAAATGCAAGTAGATCATATCTCATTACCGTGGAGATACAGTTATTCTATTCCTTCTGATTGTTTAAAGATTTTATATCTTGCACCTTTAGAGCAGTTAGGTGGAGAGGATAGCATACATAACAGAACGCTTGATTTTAATTTTAGACAGACAGAAGGTCAAACTGTAATTTGTACTAATGTCCCAGCTCCTTTTGTCGTGCACTATCAAGCTAAGGTTACTGATGAAAGCCTATTTAGTGCAGGCTTTACAGAGGCCGTAGAGTATTTACTTGCTGCTAGAATTGCACCTGCTTTAATACACGGAACTACAGGCATACAAGTAGGTCAATCTTTAATGCAGTTTGGTTTTCAGCTGTTAGATTTGGCAGCAGGACAAGATTCAAGTCAAGGTGCAAGTAGCATTACTGATAAGGCTGTACCTTCTTTTGTAAGAGCAAGAGGGGGGTTTTAACCGTGACTAAGTATGTGTTACAAAAAGGCTTTGGTAGTGGAGAAGTTACAGCTTCTCTGTTTGCTCGTTCAGATCTTGAACAGTATAAAATGGGTGCAACTAAAATTCAGAATTATGTTGTACTCCCACAAGGCGCTCTTAGAACAAGAACAGGCTTTAGATACGTGGGTACTGCCGTCAATTCTAATTATCCTGTTCGTTTAATCCCTTTTAGATATTCTAGCGATCAAACTTACATTTTAGAGTTTGGTAATTACACTCTTAACATCATTGTTGACGGCGCTTATTTAATACAGGGCAATGGTATATATCAAGTTGAAACTCCGTTTTCTGCTGATGATTTAAAAAATATTGATTACTCACAAAACGCTGACATTCTGACTTTAACAAATCCTGATTATCCACCTTACGAGCTTAGAAGATATAACACTCTTGATTGGCGTTTTGAAAGAGTAAGGGTTACTCCTGCTATCAATCCACCAACAAGCATTAGCACTCAACCTATTTACGCTAGTGTTATGACTGATGCAGAACAGAAAGTTAAAGACAAGCTGACTGTTAAATACTGCGTGACTGCCGTAAACTCTGACGGACAGGAAAGCGTGGCAAGTATTATTTGTGCAGGTACAGGCAACTATTACATCACAGGTGCAAAGATCCGTGTATCTTGGAGTGGTGTTGCTAATGCAGAATATTACCGACTGTACAGAGAGGTTGCAGGAATCTTTGGCTTTGTGGGTGAAACTCAAGGGACATACATTGATGATGAAGGCAATAATCCAGATACTACGGCAACTCCACCTAAGACTAAAGAAATTTTTGAACGTGTTAATGACGGTCGTATTAGCTCAATTTCTATTTCTAATGCAGGCAGTGGTTATTGGTATGGCTTATATAATTCTGTTTATTATTTGCCTCGTGTCGTTAGTCTATCGTGTATTCCACCGTTAATGAGCATTGAATATACAGACCCTAATGACTACCATTTAGAGAGTTGGAGCCCTAGTGTTAAGCTAGATGTTATCAATTCAACTAATGGCGAGATATATAACAACCCTTTTAAAAGCTCAATAGATTTAGAATTTGCAACTAAGTCATACGAGCGTGACGGAGTAACTTACTACAGACGTATTGCCTACATTTCAGCACGTAAAGATATAACTCTTACTAATTCAAGTTTAGGTATTGCAGGTGCTTTACTTAAATTCACAATCAATAAAGACGGTGGAGAGATTAGCTTTGATTATGATTTCTCCGAATTTGCTACAGTTATGCGTTACAAGAATGTAGATAAATTCCACGATCTATATGCTAATGGTGTATTTATCAACTTCTTTAGAGCGTTGTTTGAACAGGCTAATTCAACTGTTGAAATTCCATTGTCTTTTAGTGGTAATGGTTCAGGTGCTTCTGCGACTGTTGTCTGTTATGAAGGTAAGCTAAATTACATTGTAATTAACTCAATGGGTAGTGGGTATTCAAGCGTAAATATAACTGTTAATTCAACTGTTGGAAGTGGTGGTGCTATGAGCGCTAACTACTCCAAAGGTGCTAACCCTGATTATCCTTCAAGCGTTGCACAGTACGATCAAAGACGTGTGTTTGCAGGAAGCTACAATAACCCTTTAAAAGTTTGGTTTACAAATGCAGGTTATCAAGATTTAATGACTTATCACCAACCTGTACTTGCAGATGATCGTATTGAGATTGTGGCTGTGGCTAATGATGCAGACAGAATTAGACATATCGTTGCTCTTGATTCTTTACTTCTAATGACAGGTTCAAGCGAGCTACGTGTTTTCACTCAAAATTCTGATGCCTTAACTCCTATGTCTATTGCCGTTAGAGCACAGTCATTCTGCGGTTGCAATAACGTTCAGCCTTTGATTGTTAATAACACTATTGCTTATGCAAGTCAAAGAGGTGGCCATGTTAGAGCTTTAGGGTATGATTACCAGCAGCAGGGTTACAGCTCTACAGATATTTCCGTGCGTGCTCCTCATCTTTTTGACAACAAGAGCATTGTTTCTATGTCATTGCAGAAAGCGCCTAATCAGATTATCTGGTGTGTTTCTAGTGACGGCAAACTGTTAGGCTGTTCATTCCTACCAGAGCAGTCACAGATCGCTTGGCATAGACATACTACACAAGGCGGAAGATTTGAAGATGTGTGCGTAATTAACGAGGGTATGGAAGATCATATTTACGTTGTTGTAAATCGTAACGGCGTTCGCACCATTGAGCGTTCATCAGATTTTGTCGTATCTTCAAAGCCTTATTACAGATGTATGGATTCATATCTTGATGGCGTATTTTCAACGGCTCAATCTTATGTATCAGGATTAGATCATCTTAACGGACAAACTGTATCTGTATGGGCAGACGGAGAAAGATTAGATGATCAGATTGTAAGTCAAGGCTTAGTACGACTGCGACTTAACAACATACCAACAAGTGCAAAAAATATCTGTGTAGGCTTACCTATTATTTGTGATTTTATTTCCGTTCCTTTGGTTGTTGACGCGGGTAATGTTGACAGTCAATTGCAAGGTAGAACGAAGAACATATCAGATTTGTATTTGCGTGTATCTTACAACGATAATCTGTATTCATCTAACTATCCTAACGGTAAGAATGAGTATCTATGCAAGCGTATTGATGATTACGCAGAGTACACTTATGAGGACAGTTATTTAGTCCGTGTAATAATTGAGGGCGATTGGAATGAACAGACAATGTTTAGAGTTAGACATACAGATCCAACCCCTGTAGAACTGCAAGCAATAATTATCAACTTATCTTATGAGGGTGGCAAATAATGGCTGATACAACGATTTATAATAATTCCAGGCAGGGTGCACAAAATTTATCGCAAGCTGCAAATTCAATTCCTGACTATAACATTTGGACAAAGTTAGCAAAGGCAAGTATCAAGGGTGTAGCAGAGTTTTACAATTCATCATCACAACGCAGACAGTTAGAGGCAGAGAGTTCAAGCTATGAGGCACAGGCAAAGACAGCTAGGCTTAATGCCGATGTCCTTAATTATGCTTTTGGAGTTAATGATGCAGCAGCAAGATTAGCTGAATATGACGTGCGACTTGCACAGCTTGATGTGTTTAACACTTATCTTGAAGGTGAGTATCAAGCTATGGAGCAGGGCTTGCAAGATGCACAAATCATAGCTAATCAAAGAGCACAGTCATCTCATTCAGGTGTACGTATGGACAGTGCAAGCAAGCAGGAAGTTGATAAGAGTAACCTGTTAGGAGCAAGCATTAACCAAAGTATCATACAACAGAACACTTGGAGTAATGCTCGTATGGCTAAGGCTAAAGTGACTGAAGCTCAATACAATGTGATGAATATTCAATCTCAAAAGTATGACATACAAATGCAACAGGCAAACTATCTAGCACAGGCAGTAGTCGCTGAAGGAGATGCAGAAGCAAGCAATATTATGGCTAAGTCAATCAAGCCTTTATTAAATTCAGTTGTTGCTTTTGGTGTGTCAATGGGAGCTTCATATCTTGGTGGAGCATTAGGTTCAATGGCTGGATCTAGTGGCAGTAGTATGGCTAGCTCTATTCAGGCAGGAG